AACTCTAGTATAAATATTATAATTACCATTCATTGAACCTACATATTCAAAAGTGTTAGTGTCATCATTACCAAAATACATGTCTTCAGTAGTTTGAGTATAAGCACCGTCTTGATCAGTGGTTCTATTAGTATCTTCCACTCCATTAACATATAGAGTAACTTTTTGAGTCACCCCATCAAACGCGAAAGCGAAGCATCGTTTTGTAATAAGTCTAATTCTATTTTGAAACTATCTGTCTCGGTATAATTAAAATCATCTCCAAATAGCACTTCATCGTCTGTTCCGTCAAAGTATAATGAATCTGTATATCCTAAAAGGTTTTGGTTGTTAACCATATAATCGTTTTCATCGTGGAAAGTTGCTAAGGTAGCGTTAGTGATCACACCATTTTCTCCAGTATAAAGTTTTTTAACACTTACTAGTTTAGATTCAATCCATTGGTTAGTTTGAATTCCATGCCAACCATTACAACCAACACACCAATCAAGACTACCAGATATTGCTATAAAATCTATTTCGTATTCCACCCATTCATCTGTAATTGGAAAGTCACTCTTAATGATATTAGCAGAACTACTAAATTTACTCCTAACATACACGTCTGTTAAAGTAGCTTCACTACTTCTTAAAGAGAAAGTAGCCCTATACATTTCTCCTGGGTAACTATAAGTAACCGCTGTTTCCATGAACTTACTTCTCCAATCACCAGATCCTAAAGTATCAGAGATTCTATGAATACCTGTTTCTGGTTCAGTGACTGTAGCTCCCACTCCACTATAATTACTACAAGCATAAGAATTAATTACTAATTCGTCAGTTACACAATTAACACTATCTAAACAGGTAGTTCCTGCTCCTTCAGCACATTGCCAAAAATGAACTAAGTCACCGTCAGGATTAAACAATTTAACATTAGCCATTCCACTATCACCAGTGTAAGTAGTCGCTGGGAATGCCCCTGCTCCTATGTTGAAAAAATAATAATTATCATTACTAGAACTCAAAGTCACTCCACTAGCAGCTCCACCTACTTGAGGCACACCATCAAATTCTACTACTGGTTCCACATCATCAGTTGCATCCCATGTAACCTTTACATGAACATAGTCTCCTATTGCTATGCCTGATCCATAAACTCGGTTTTGAGAATGAGTTGAGTCTTCAACGTAGAAAATCCTGAACCCACCATTATAAGGGTAAACGTCAAACCTATGACCTACAGCATCGGTTGCTCCGAAAGCACCCCAATTACCATAGATACAATCAAACTCTACAGTGTAACCATTAAGCTTTCCTTCAGGGTTATCGAATAAGACGTAGTTATCATCACCTATTGTCCCTTGGTACATCTTACCACGTTGGATCGGTCCTGTTCTCTTACCAACCTTATCAACGAACTCATAATAACCATTATCGTTTAGGACTGGTAAGCCCATTATTGTTGCTTGTAAACACTCTTCCAAGTTAGGAATGTAACCTGTAACATTTATACTAGTATAAGTAGGATTAAAAATCCTATTCCATATTTCTTGTTTCTCGTAGATCTTCTCGTTTGCCATCTTGTGATTAAAAAACCCTTCTATTCATTAATTGAGTGAGGGGGTTCTTTTATAATTATAATATTACTCTTAAAGTATTAGTATCTTCGTCAAACACTAAGTTAAGAATGTCTTGTGCTTCTAAAGGACTGTAACTAGCAGTGCTAGAGTTCTCATTAATCCTTAATGCTTTCTCATCTGGATCATAACATCTTCGTAATATTTCTTGAATTTGTAACATGCTCATATTATTTTTACCTCATCGTTTTAGAGTTTAATTCTTTCTTCCTTACTCCTACTATTCGTAAACTTATATATATAAACCTTTCGGTTTTAAAAAACTATTTAAAAAAAAATAAAAAGGTGGCTGCTAACGAATTAGCAACCTTTATAAACAAACTTAGATTGCGCTATAAGATTCTATAGTACAAATACCATTAGCTCTTAATACTTGAACATTGTAATCTTCTACAGCTACAATATCTGTGTATCTTTCTAATGCATGGTATTCAGTTACGATGTAAGGATTAGTTTTCTGTGCAATACCGAAAGCACCGATTCCCATACCGTCAACACCAAAGATTAAAGCTTTGATAGAGTTACTTGATCCAACAATCTGAGTTGTTTCAAAAACGTCTAATCCAGCTACTCGTCCAATAAAACCATTTCTAGCTACAGATCCACCGAATTGTGAAGCGTCTCTAAATGAGTCTAATTTTAATAAGTCTCCATATTGTTCAGTTCCAACAACTAAGTACTTAGGATTTAGTTTATCAGTTTTAATTGCGATCATACCATTAACGATGTCATCGTAATCAATTGTATCACTTGAAGCGATAGCACTGGATAATACTCCATTAGCAACAACTGCGTTTCCTGCACCACTGGTACATGTTGAAACACATAAAGTATCTTTTTCTAAAGCTAGAGCGTAACCAAGTTGAGCGGTCATATCTTGCATTAAGTTAATGAAACTTCTGTTCTTTTCTTTGTTAGTAAGTTGATAAGCTGCACCGTATTCAGTAGGAGTAAATACTACTTGAGTTTTGGTATAAGCTACAACATTAACTGCTACAGTCTCTACAACTGCACTAGCTGCGGTAGGTTCTACACTAACAGTTACGTTTAATGTATCTCCTTCTTTGTTTAATAAATCTGTGTATTGCTTTCCTAAAGGTGCAACAACTAGATTAGCTTTAACATGCTCTAGTACTTCTTTGTTCCAAATCTCAGGGTTGATGTAACCTGCTGAGGTGTCTGTGACCTTAAAAGCATCGCTTGTCCAAGCTTTTGCAATAAATTCTTTTGCTTCCATATTATATATTTTTCCTCGTATATATTATTTTCAATAACCTATTTTTGAGTGTGTTTTAAAAACGCATCGAAACTGTTACTGTTAACTTCTTTCAAAGTTTCTTTGGTAAAATTCTTCATATAGGCTTCTAAAGGTTTATCCTCACTCTCAAAGTTAGGTGTTTGAATCTGATTAGGGGTGATTATTCTCTTACTAGAACCTTCATTTTCTTTAGAGGTTTCTAATTGTTTCTTTAAGGTTTCTAGTTCTTCATCCCTGTTTTTCTTTTGTTGTAAGACTGCATCGGATAATCTTTTATTCTCTGCTTCTAAGTTCTTTAAGTGATCTGCTTTCTCCATCTCTGCTTTGATCTCTGCTCTTAAAGATTCTTTTAGTTGATCTTGGTCTTTACTGTCTTTGTTTAAGACTTCTTGTTCTATCTTGTTTAGTTCATCTGAGGAGATCTGTACTCCTTCAGTTAATGGTTTTTCTTCACTCATTCTTCTTTCTCCGCTAGTTCTTTTCTTTGTAGTTCTAAGCTGGTTTCTAAGTTGGTTACTGCTTCTTCTCCGTTAAGAATCTTTCTTTCGTGTAAGTATAATTCTTGATCTATCTTTGCATTCCCTCTTTCATCCACTATTAGTTGTACGTCTTTCATCACTGTCCAGTATTCTGGGTTGTTCTCAAAACTCATCTTAGGTTCTAAAGTGTTATAATCTTTTTGCATGATCTTTGCAATCTTTGCTTTTAAATCTTTCTCTAGTAATAGTCTAGCCATTTCATCTTTACTTAGTTGAATCATGTGGTTGTTGTCTATTATTTCTCGTTCTTTATTAGCGATGTCTCTTTCTAAGACTTCTTTCTGGTGTTTCATGACTTTCTTCTGTGCTAGTAAGTCTACCATTTCTACATCGTGTGCTTTTACTTTTGCCATTTTTAAATATTTTCTTTCTTATTCCTCCAATTATTTGTCTAATACTAAACTCCAATCCGACGGTTGATGCTTGATCAACACGCTTGTATCTACGTACACTTTTAATCCTGCACTGTGCAAGTCTAAATAAAAGTATACGTCTGGGTGTTTATTGTCAAATCTTTGATCATGCCAAAAAGAGAATCGTTGTAATACGTCTCTTCTTATAAGGGTTGCTCCAAGTCCGCAACCATGTATTCTTCTGAGTCCAGTGTCAAAGTAATCGTAACCTTCTTGTAAAGTTAAAATCCTAGTTCCACTCATAGCATCTTCTTTCTTATCTATCTTGAATAGGCAAGCTCTTTGAGGATTAGGGCTGATAATCTTACCCCCCTTATCTCTCTTAAATCCTATTAAGTAATAGCTCCCTACTACTGGTTTAGTATGACTGATCAATCGATTAATCACTTCTGGATCAACGAACAAGTCACTCTCAACTACTAATAGATAATCATAGTTTTCTTCTAACACTACTTTTCGCATGTAATTCATACTGTAAGCCAGTGCATCTCGACTATTCTTCCCTCTCGGTACATGAACTGCGTTTAACCCTTTAGCTTTTAATCGCTCATAATAATCTGTTGTCTTACTATTATCAACGATTAAGTGAGTGTAATTATCGTAGTTAATCTTTTCTATGTGAGCTAAGTACTTTTCTAAAGCGTAATCTTTCGCTTCGTATATAGGACTAGCCACTAACACTTTAGGGCTGTTCATGCTTGTTCTCTCAGTTAATTTTTGCAACGATTGCTCGTCTATTAATAGCATTGTTATCCATTGCGAATCCTAATGCGTAACCACCATCGTAAGTGTCACCTACTTGGTTTTGTGAAGGGACATAAGCTTCGATACTTAAACGATTAAACTTCTTAACCTGTTTCAAATACCTCTTATCAATGATCGCTTTTATCCATAGCTTTCCTTTTTCAAAGATTGCTTTAATAGTTTTAAGTATGCCTTTCCTTTCGCTTCTTGCTTTAGCAACGAATGCTTCAGGTGATAAATGAGACCATTTCATCTTGAATGAGTCCCAATCTGCATGTGTTATGAACCCACTAATACCATGAGTATTAATTTGATCAGCATAATCTTTAAGAGCTTTAGTAGTGAACCTTTTCCCTTGACTGTCTTTCATATCATCTGATAAGACTGCTTCTAAGAAGTGCTCTCCATTATCGGCTTTGGTTATGAAAACCTCAGTTGACATCTTCATTTCAAAGTTTAATAATTGGTTAGTTAAACCTTTAGCTACGTATTGATCTCCTACTCTGGTGAACTTGTTCTTTACTACTCCCCATGCAATCTTATTAGCGATTGTAGAGTCATGTTTATTGTTAGAAATATTGTATGTTTGTCTATACACTGTCTGTGCAGGGTATGGTAGTCTCTGAATTGGACTTGGTAATGATTCATTATCTTCGTAAACCATCTTCACATTCCCTCATAAGTTTTCTGAGCTATAGCTCTTGCTTCTTCTAAAGGTTTCCATTCCCATAGTAATACTAAGTTGTTCTTAGCAACGGTTGCTACCAATCCATACTCTGTTAAGTCTTTTACTGCTGGTTTAGGTTCTTCAAAGTTAGGTGTTACTAACTCGTTCTCTTCTTCTAAGAATTGTTTATCAGGGTCTACTTCCATGTTCATAATACCTCATATAAATTGAATGTTTCACCTTTAAAGGCTTTACTGACTAATTGATCTGGTCTAGTGGTTCCTTCCTTACCAGTACCGATCTTCTTATTACTTTCTCCTTCGCTTTTTCCTTGTCTGCTTGGGTACATGTCCATACTCTTAGCCATTTTCTCTTGACTAGCGATTAGTTCTTCTTCAGTTTTTAATAGTGCTCCATCAACTGGGAAGTCTTCCATCTTTAAATATTTTTCTATAATCTCTGTTTTAAAGCCCATGTTCTTCATTCTTTCTGCGTTCTCTAACATCTTAGCAATGCTGCTCTTGTTAGGCTTCTCGAATTTGAACTCTGCATCTTTAACTCCCATCTTAGGGAATAAGTCATTGTTTAGTGCTTCTGCTAGTACTCTTTGGACTGCCATCACTCTAGTGTCAAGACTACTTTCTTGACTGTCACTGTTACTTCTATTACTATCACCTGGTTGGCCCATACTAATAGGGGGTGTTTGTAATAAAGCTAGGATGTTATTGTCACATTTCTGTAATATAGTCATCAGGGTTGCTCCTTCGCTGAAATCTCTCATAACTTTATGTTCGATCTCTCCTTGAGCAATCATAGGGTTTTCAAGACTATCTTGAGACTTCTTTAGATAACTGATAAAATCTTTTACTTGGTCTTTACTAGCGTTCTTTATTTGATAGAAACTCTTGAATTGGTTTGTGCCAGTTAGCCAACCAAAATAACGATAAATGTATTGTTTGATTAATACTGAAGTGTAGACTGCTTGTAAGTCTATCTCTCCCCAGGGGTTAGTGGTTATAGAACTAGTACTAACGAATGTTACTTCTCCTGGGTTCCAAGTTGGTTGTCCACTAAGAGCTTCACCTAAACTTATTTGTTCGTAACCTTTAACATCTCCATGTTCATCAACGCATGGTTGAGTAGTGGTGATCTCTAAGGTGTGTAACTCTTTTACTTGTCCTTTACCATTCTTAACATTCTCGATGAATAAGTTGTTAAAGCCAAACAAGTTAAATAGGAAAGTTCGGAGTTCTTTGTCAAATCGTAATCTTCTCAATCTTTTAGAGAACTTCTCATCTTTAACCTTGTAACCATTTTGTAAGGCTTTATCAACTAGGGTTGTAATCGCAGCAATCACCATGCCATCTTTTCTAATCGCTTCTATTACTTTAGCACGATCAAACTCTGGTTGCATTCCGAATGCTGTTCCTTTAAAGAAATCTTTTGAAGTGCTATAATAACCCTCAATTAAGCCTTTACTGGCTTTAGAAATATTTTCTTCTTTTTTTACCATCGTAAGTATATAATATCTTTTAAAAATATCTTTTAAAGAGTGTTGTCTCTTACTCTAACTATTCGTAAACAAAACTATATAAAGGTTTCGGTTTCAACCTTCCATTTGACGAATTTAGGGTGAATCTCTTGGATTTTAACCCTAAAAGTTAACAATTTATCAAGATTAGCTAAGTAAAACCCTGGATTAGCAATAACTCTCTCACAAGAATCATTAAACCATTCTAGTTCTTCTTCTGATCCTTCTAATATTACCTCTTCATCAGCGTTATCTATCAGGTCAGCTCTCATCTCACCATAATCTTCTATTAACTTCTTCTTATACTCTTCCCCTACGGTGTAAGGGTATTTTAGTCCTTTCTTATAATATCTTCTAATATACATTTTTAATAATCATTTAAATCATATGTTTGAAACTGGTTGCTATCCACTTCTAAGTAGAAGTAACAACTCATCACGAATGAATCAATCATATCATCGGTTCCTCCTCTAGGTTTATGAATCAAAGTACTAAGCTTAGATTCTTCCTCTTGTAAAGCTTTCATCTCCTCGCTCAAGACAGAATCATTATAACTCTTAACTTTACCTCTATTAAGCCAAGCTCTGAACTCGGTGTACTTCTTAACTTTATCTTTCTTAAAAGACATTGGTTGAACATTCCAACCTTTCTCAATCATCTTCTGAATAGTATGATAACCCTGGGCGCAATCGTCGGGGATGAACCTTTGAACATTGAATCGCTCACGGATCTCTTCCAAATCACTGATTAGTTGATCATCCTCTCCGAAGGGGTATTGGTAATGGTATAATCTTTCAATCACTCCAGCCTCGTTAATATGAGTCACTGTTATCACTGAGTGACTATTAACCATTCCGAAGTCAACCGCACAATCACACTCACCAGTGTAACGAGCTTCCTTCAACAAACTACACTTAAACAGTTTATCAACATGATCAGCTTCAAAGAAAGCACTTACTTGCACGTTAAACTTAGCCTCATACTCTTGCTCGAAGTGCTTAACTAATCCTCTTGCATAGTAGTTCTGTTTCTTTAACATGATCCCATCAATCAAATTCTTCTCAATCTCAACTTCTTTGTTCAACTCAGAGTAATGAATCCATAAACGACTATAATCATGGTGTTCATACTTCTCATAAGGATCAAAAATGTCATAGAAGAATCCTTGCTGACCATTAGGAGTACTAGTAAGTATTATTGCCCCATTAGTTTGAGAAACAGTTGGTTCAATAGAATCATAATATATCTCAGGATCATCAATGAATGCAGCCTCATCAACGAACATGTAACTAAAACTATAACCCCTAACCCTATTAGTAGGTGGTAAACAAACAATCTGATTACCATTAGTAAAAGTGATAGTGGACTTGTTATTAGTCGCTATCTGACGATTATCAATCTTATCACTGTAAAAAGTCTTATTCTTGCCTAGAGTGGCTCTACTAACCTTCTCATCACCTAACACTATCAACCTTTTAATCTCAGCCATTAACTTCTTAGATTGTTCCTCAGTAGCACTCACTATCCCTACCATCGTCTTCTTATTAACCCCAGCAGGAGCAATGTTCATAGTAGCAGCCTTCAAAGCAAAGATAGCCACACCGATAGACTTACCCACTTGACGAGGAGTACAGATAGCAATCCTCTTCTTACCTTTATCAATCATGTTCCAAAGCTTTAACTGCCAAGACAAAGGAGTAACTCCAAGTGTATTAATTGCGAAGTAACAAGTATCAGTTCGACTAATACTAGCTTTAACTTTAGTGACAGGAGTAGTTCTAGTAATCCATTCTTCTCGGTCTTCAGGTGTGAACTTATAATAATCCATCTTCACCCACTCCCCAAGCACTAAGAGTGCCTTTATTATTAACACTATGACAATCTAAGCATAAGAACTCATTATAACCATTAATCTTAACATAATAAAACTTTTCTTTACTCTCAAAGACTTTCTCACACTTAAAACATTTAAAATCACTCATTTTAAGCCCCAACTCCAAGTAACCACTTCATTAGGATCTTCACAACTTAATTCAAAGAAGTTAATCCCTTTAATCTCTTTACCATCAACTTTTAAAACTAAGTCTCCACCAAAGAAAATATTATTATCATCTGAACTCTCTAACACTAACTCAATCCTAGACATCTTACATTTCACCTTCAAACTTTAACACATAACTATAAATTAGTTCATCCAGAGTATAAGTATACTCAAGCATTTCCATTTCAATATCCATCTTATTCTTCAACCTCAAACATTACATCATCACCCATCACACGCTTACGAGCATCAACCTTAGACCGAACATCCTTAACATCCAAGTTATGCTTATGAATGAACTGAGCCTCCTTAGCCAACATATCACGAGCCTTAATCCAAGAAGGATTCTCCAAAGGACTAACACCAGCCAACTTACACTCCTCTTCCAACTCCCACAACTTACCCTGCAAATCAACCAACATGTTAAGAGCATTAACCACTCGACCATTAATAGAACCAAACACATCCACTAACTTCTGATTAGCAGTAGCATAACGATCTAACAACTCAATCTTACGATTCAAAGACTCAACATCACTGAAAGGTAAACGCTTAATCTCATCCTTAGTGACTAAACCTGCCTTCTTCTTAAACTCTTGAACTTTCTTAGAATCCTCCCCAGTCTTAATAGGAGTTCCTCTAGCATTACTAGTTAAAACTTTCTTCTTATACTTTACCATAAACCCTAATAAGCACTACTCCTTTATAAACTTTTGTATTCCACAATACCTATCCATAACATATCCATAATAGATATATTGAAATAATAACCGATAGCTTTATATATATACATATACGAATAGTAACACTAAGTAATACTAGTAATAATAAGTAATAATGAGTATTACTAGTAATAATAAGTATCACTAGTAATAATAAGTAATACTAAGTGATAACTAGTAATACTAATTAATACTAGTAATAATAAGTAATACTAAGTAATACTAAGTAATACTAAGTGATAACTAGTAATACTAAGTAATAATAGTATTAATTACTAGTATTAGTAGTATAATACTGCGTATTATACTACTAATACTAGTAACCGAGGGAACAGAAGAGAGGTCAGATAGTCCCAATACCCCTCAATATGGGCAATGTATAGACTCTACTACTATTCCTTTCTTTCTTTCTTTGTTTTGGTTTTCTTGAAGTAAGCGTAGGAGATCCATATACGCCTATTGGGGGTTGTAATAAAAAATAGCTATGTTATCTATTGCTTTATTTTTTT